TGTTTGATATCCCGTACATCGCTCGTAGACTTGATCGTGTCTTGGGTGAGAAACTTGCTCGCCGTCTCTCTCCCTGGGGATTGTTGAGTGAGCGAGAGATCTTTATCAAGGGTAGAAAGCAACTCACCTATGATGTGGGTGGTGTTTCTCAGTTGGATTACCTTGATTTGTATAAGAAGTTTACATACAAGGCACAAGAATCGTATCGCTTGGACTACATAGCCCAGGTAGAACTTGGACAGCAGAAATTAGATCACTCTGAGTTTGAAACATTTAAGGATTTCTACACCAAAGGGTGGCAAAAGTTCGTTGAATACAATATAATAGACGTGAAACTTGTTGACCGTCTGGAAGACAAGATGAAGTTGATTGAACTTTGTCTGACCATGGCTTATGACGCCAAGGTAAACTACAATGATGTGTTTTATCAAGTTCGCACTTGGGATGCGATCATCTACAATTACCTCAAAAAGAAAGATATCGTCATTCCTCCTAAAATACGAAACGAATCTAAAAGTGAAAAGTATGCAGGCGCATATGTTAAGGAACCGGTTCCTGGGTCTTATGATTGGGTGGTCAGTTTTGATCTTAATTCCCTGTACCCTCATCTTATCATGCAATATAACATCTCACCAGAAACCTTACAGGAATCACGCCATCCAAATGTTACTGTTGACAAAATCCTAGATCAAGATCTGACCTTTGAGATGTATAAGGATTATGCAGTCTGTGCTAACGGTGCTATGTACCGTAAGGACGTGCGTGGTTTCCTTCCAGAACTGATGGATAGCATGTACCAAGATCGTGTTATCTACAAGAAAAAGATGCTTGCTGCAAAGCAAGAGTATGAAAAAACTAAAAATCCAGAACTTGTGAAAGAGATCGCCCGCTGTAATAACATTCAGATGGCTAAGAAGATCTCACTCAACTCTGCTTATGGTGCCATTGGTAATGAGTATTTTAGATACTACAAACTTGCCAATGCAGAGGCAATCACTCTATCTGGTCAAGTCTCGATTCGCTGGATCGAGAACAAAATGAATGCACATTTGAACAAAATTCTTAAGACTGACGATGTTGACTACGTTATTGCCTCAGATACTGACAGTATCTATCTTAATATGGGTCCTCTTGTTGACCGTGTATACGAAGGGCGAGAGAAAACTCATGATGGCGTTGTTGCGTTCCTCGATAAGGTGTGTTCTATGGAACTGGAGCCGTTTATTGAAAGTTCTTATGAAACGTTGGCCAACTACGTGAATGCGTATGACCAGAAGATGCAGATGAAGCGAGAAAACATCGCTGATCGTGGAATCTGGACTGCCAAGAAACGATATATCCTCAATGTCTGGAACAGTGAGGGTGTTGCTTATGCCGAACCCAAACTTAAAATCATGGGTATTGAGGCAATCAAATCATCAACTCCTGCACCTTGCCGCAAGATGTTGAGAGATGCATTCAAAATCATCATGACTGGCAAGGAAGAAGAGGTTCAGGAGTACATCAAAGACTGTAGAAAGACATTTAAGGCTTGTGATCCTGAAGAGGTTGCTTTCCCTCGTTCGGTCAGTGACATCACCAAGTATAAATCTTCTTCGGACATTTATATCAAAGGCACTCCTATTCACTGTAGAGGTGCTCTCCTATTCAATCACTACATAAGAGAGAAAAAACTAACGAATAAGTATTCTCTTATTCAAGATGGTGAGAAGATCAAGTTCTGCTATCTGAAAATTCCTAATCCGATGCATGAAAACGTAATCTCTTTCATCCAAGACTTTCCAAAAGAACTCGGCATGAATCAGTATATTGATTACGATCTTCAGTTCAATAAGTCGTTTATTGAGCCATTACGTGTTATAATGGACAGTATTGGTTGGAGCGTCGAAAAGACCAACACCTTAGAGGACTTCTTCTCATGAAACAGTATGCATCACTCCCAGCAGAAAAACGGGAGCAATTCAATCAGGCTCTCAACCTTTTTGTGGAGTCTGTCATTGAACCGGATTCCAAACTCAGATCAGAAGCATACCATGATGGGTGCTTAGATGAACTGATGGAAATCCGTGAACATGTGTTAGAATACCTTAAAACCTTGAGACTCAAATGAACTTTATTACTGAACTAGCTAAGGAGATCAAGAGTGAATACGCCCAAGTCGCGTCTGAAATCGATGATCGCGAAGAGTATACTGACAGTGGTTGTTATATTCTCAATGCTGTCCTTTCCGGTAGCATTCGTGGTGGCGTATCGTCTAACAAAATTACTGCCATTGCAGGTGAATCTTCCACTGGAAAGACTTTTTTCTCACTTGCGGTCGTTCAAAACTTTTTGAATGACAATCCAGAAGGTGGTGTAATTTACTTTGATACCGAATCTGCTATCACCAAGAAACTCTTGGAAGAACGCAGTATTGATACTAAACGGTGTATCGTATCTAAGGTTTTGACTATTGAGCAATTCAGGACTCAGGCTCTCAAGATCGTAGACAAATGTCTGCAAACTCCAGCAGAAGATCGCAAACCATTGATGTTTGTGTTAGACTCTCTGGGGATGCTTTCGACTGAGAAAGAAATTACCGACGCTCTCAACGACAAACAAGTTCGAGACATGACCAAATCTCAATTGGTCAAAGGTGCGTTCCGTATGCTTACCCTTAAACTGGGTCAGGCAAACATCCCAATGCTTGTAACCAACCACACCTACGATGTAATCGGAGCTTATGTACCAACTAAAGAAATGGGAGGAGGTTCTGGCCTCAAATATGCAGCGTCTACGATCATCTATCTCAGCAAGAAAAAAGAAAAAGATGGAACAGAAGTGGTCGGCAATCTTATCAAAGTTAAGACTGCTAAGTCGCGTCTGAGTAAAGAGAATAAAGAAGTGACTGTTCGCCTCTACTATGATGAGAGAGGTCTTGATCGCTACTATGGTCTCCTAGAACTGGGAGAACTGGGTGGTTTGTGGAAGAATGTTGCCGGCCGTTATGAAATGGACGGTAAGAAGGTCTATGCTAAGGCAATCTTAGCTGATCCTGAAAAGTATTTCACTGATGATATTATGGAGCAACTTGATGAAATTGCGAAACAACAGTATTCTTACGGATCATCTACATAAGTTCATCCACACCTATGATGACGCTCTGGAACCTGGTATTTGCGATCAATTAGTCACACTATTTGAGCAACAGGAACCAGAGATGGTGGATAATTCTGGTAGACCTCAGTTCCAGCAGTGGAATTTTACTGAGAATCGCCAGTTAGATGATGGTTTGCATCAGCATTTGATCAAGAATGCGATGAAATATCGCGACAAATACTATCAATCCATGTGCGAAGAGGTGTTTCCAGAGCAGCATCAGTGGGAACAGTTCCGAATCAAGAAGTATCGCAAGGGTAGCACTGATCAGTTCAAGACTCATGTAGATGTTGGTGACTATGCCTCAGCTAGGAGGTATCTTGCCATGTTCTGGTATCTTAATGATGTCACTGAGGGTGGTGAGACAGAGTTTTTGCACAAGAAAATCGAACCAGAGAAGGGAAAACTGGTCGTTTTTCCCCCATTTTGGTGCTTTCCTCACAAGGCCATGCCTGTAGCGAGTTCTGACAAGTACATTTTGACAACATACCTACATTATAAATGAACAGTATTGAGCATTCTATCCTCAAAAATCTTGTCATCAATGAAGATTATACTCGCAAAGTGCTGCCATTCCTTAAGGAAGAGTATTTTGAGGACGGAAATCAGAAGGCAGTCTTCCAAGAGTGTAGAGAATTCATCAATAAGTATGACTCTAGGATCACCTATGAGGCCTTATCGATTGAGTTGCAGAATCGCACAGACCTGACTGAAAAGGATTACATAGAGATTTCTCAACTGGTCGATAGACTTAGATCTGATGAAGAAGATCAGCAACTTCAGTGGTTGCTTGATGTAACAGAGACCTGGTGTCGTGATCGTGCCATCTATTTGGCACTTATGGACTCCATTTACATCACAGAAGGCAAAGATAGTAAGAGAGATCGTGGTGCAATCCCTTCTATCTTGACAGAGGCTCTTGCTGTATCATTTGACAACCACATTGGACACGATTACTTAGAAGATTATGCGGAACGATTTGAATCTTACCACCGTAAGGAAGATCGCATCCCGTTTGACCTTGGTTATTTTAATAAAATTACAAAAGGTGGTCTTCCTAACAAGACTCTTAATGTCGCTCTTGCTGGGACAGGTGTCGGTAAGTCTTTGTTCATGTGCCATATGGCTAGCGCCTGTCTCGTGGACGGATATGATGTGCTTTACATTACAATGGAGATGGCAGAGGAGAAAATTGCTGAACGTATTGACGCAAACCTCTTGGACGTAAACATTCAAGACATTGTTGAGATTCCACAACAAATCTTTGAGAAAAAGATTGATAAACTGACACAGAAAACTCGTGGTCACCTAATTA